GACTCCATCTCCGGCTGTCATAACGGCGTCCTCTTTGAGCCTGCGCTTAAGGTACTGCTTGAAAGACTTCATGACGTTATTTACCGGCTACTGACTTCCCGATATAACCGTCGGGAACGGCGTAGAAGATGGTGAATGCAGAATATCCTGTCAACGTACTATGTCCATTCTATCATGCTCATGCTTCCTTCTTGGTTACAGCTCGTACTTCGACTTCTCGCTGAAAATCTTACTCAACTTCACATCCGCCAGCGCGTTTTCAACAGGCCCAGCGTTGTTGATGCAGAGCAGCTTGCATGTTGGGTTGTCGAGGTATTCGTACATCCGCCTGGCGCTTACGGACGCATTTAAGTACATATGCGAAATTTCGTTGTTGAGGTACTTGCCTTCAGTACGCTTAGCGTAGTAGATGGAGAACAGGAACTGCGACAGCGAGCGTTCGTCCCGGAACGGCGTTATGCTCGCGGTTATCTCGTCTTTGAACTCATCGAAGATCCTGGCGTATTCTGACTTGCTGTACGGCTGCTATACATGGTACGTCGCGTAGTACGAGTCTGAAGGACCTTCAGGAAGGCCGAGCTTCTTCTCTATCAGTCTGCTGGTCCTGATCATCTTGCGCGAATAATAGTCGTTCTCCGACTTGACGACGCGCAGATTATTCCTGGGCTTGCTGCCGTTGAAAAAGTCAGAAGGCTGGCACTCGCCGACTGCGAACGTATCGTCGTTTCCGTATATGAAAAGTTCGCCGAGAGGCTTTATCCTGTGCAGGAAGTCCTCTATGACGTTGGAATTGAAAGTCGGAAGATACTCGCTCGGAATGAACTCGTCGTGCTTGACGATCTTGACCTGCTTGGCGTCTATCCACTCCGGAACCTGCGAATACGACTGTACGACAAGATATACGTCGTTGATCCAAGGCATGTTTTTCTCGAGTCCTCTGAACACGTACTTGAACAGCGTGTTATGCCCGTAGCGTTTCCTGTATTCGTCGGGCGACTTGAACTCGCCTTTATGCTCGTTGAACAGCTTTTGCCAATTCGGGTCGGAATCGTCAACGTACGTGACTACGTAGTCTATCTTCTTGCCTATCATGTCAGAAATCTATCTTCTTGTCGAGGTACTGGAATATCCGGTTCTCTATCGCCATCTTGACGACCGGATCTGTTATCTCCTTCAGCAGCTCGGCGAACTTGACGTAGAACAACTCCGCGTCGCGCTTGTAGTTCCCGTTGAGCGTTACGCTGGACTGGTTCCGGTTGTAGACGTATATCACGTCTTTCACGTGCTTGACAGACGGATGCTGGTCGAATATCCGCATCGTCCACCACGTGTCGGCCGCGTGGTCGCAGTTCTCGAGGAACCGGCGCATTTTCTCCTTCTTAACGAGTTTGGTGCACGCGGACGAGTACTTGAACCCGATAAGCTCAGGCTTCCAGTCGAAAGTCGGCATGATAACGTCGTGGTACTTGCCGTTGCGCAGCATAGTGAGGCAGTATATCAGCACGTCAGGCCTATCCTCTGCGACGTAGTCGTGTAGGCGCTGAAGACATGTGTCGTCCTTAAGCCAGTCGTCCCCGTCTACGAACATGTAGTACTCGCAGTCGATCGGACAGTCTATCCCGGCGTTGCGGCAGCCGCCTTCATGGCCTTTCTTCTTCATCCGGATAAACGTCACCTTGTCGGGAAACTTCGCCGCGTACTGCTCGCATATCCTGTCGCTTCCGTCAGTGCTGAGGTCGTCTACCACGACAATCTTGAAGTCCCTGAACGTCTGCGTCAGGATGCTGTCAAGGCATTTTCCGATGTAAGGCTTGTTGTTGAAGTTCGGGATTACGATCTTCAAGAACGTCTTGCCAGCTTTGGCATATTCTCTCCTGCAGTGTCGCTCGAGCCTGATGAGCTTCTCGACGTCCTTCTTCTCGAACCTGCCGTACTTGAGTCCAGCCTTCCAACACGCGAAGTCAAAGCTGAGCTGGTCCCTGTGCGACTTCTCGGAAAGCTCCTTCGACCAGATCTCCATCGCCTTCACGACGAGCGGATCTTTGTGCCGGCGCAGCATGATGTTCGTCTCGGCGAGGCCGTTCCTGGCCGGATACCCGAACCTACGATAGCCGTCAACCTGTTTGTCGACGTTTTCCTGAGTGTCCTTCTGCAGCTTGACTACAGACTTGGCCTCGTCGTAGACACACGAGCGTTGAGGATGCTTCTTCGTCCACAGAGGGCAGCGGTCCAGGTCGAGTTTCGAGATGAAGTCCTTATGCAAATCGCACGACACGACGAGGTTGGCGTCAAGCCAGAGCGATACGTCGTACTCGGCAAGGTACTTGTCAGGCCTGATCTTGACAAGGCGCTGCTGCTTGACCTTGCTGAACCCGGCAAGGTCTTCCGGCACAGGGCGTATCGTCCATCCTGCGGCGTGCGTAGCCGGGTTGTCGGTGAAACATACGTAGTCGATGTTCGGGTCTGGCCGTGAAATGGGCCGCAGCGCGTCATAGCCGCCGGTTATGCAGGTGTACACGACAGTCTTGTTGGGAGTCTTGACCGCAAGAAGACCGGGTATAGGCTTAACGTATCGTTCGTGGCAGTCTTTTCTGTAGAACGTGCCTGTTCCTGAAGTCAGGTTCTCGGAAAGGAACCCGACAGATCCCTTTACGCGCCATATCGAGTACGGAAGCGAAATCCTGTCTATCGCGGAGCCGGCAAGTATCTCGCGCTGCCAGCACTGGCATATCTGCTGGCACGCCGTCCTCGAATGGACCCTGACAAGCACGCTCGTGTCGCACAGGCCGTACTTGTCCGGCATGCCTTCGTTCCTGTACCGGTTGCTCTGCCTGTACAGGGTCTGCTGCAAGTCCTTCTTGTACCTTGCCGCGTAGAACACTTCGTCGAACAGGTCGCGCCTTACGCCGTGCGGACAGGCCCAGAACGAGAACTGCGCGAGATTGTACTTCTGCAGGAACTGCTTGACGCTTCCACGTATCTCGACGTCGCCATCTACCCACACCGATACGCCATAGTCCTTGAGAAGCAGGTGCGGACTGGCTTTCACAAGCTTGGCGGTCTTAGCTTTGTCCGACGTCATAAGACCGTGCGGAATCGGCATCATAGCCCAGTCCTGCGACTGCATTTCCGGGTCGTCGGTGAAGCATATGTAGTCGACTCCTTTGTCCTTCTGCCATATCGCCGGAGGGATGTCGTAGCCGCCTGTAATGCAAGTATAAACCGCCAGTTTCATCGATCGTAATTACCTTAGCCTTGTCCTTGCGTCAAATTGTAAACTTTTACGCGGTTCTTGTCAAATCCGTATGACAAGATGGGATTATGGTAGAGATACGCCGTATCGTAGTTATTTGTTCCGGTGTTATACAGCTCTACGAACTTTCCAGCAGCCGATGAGATAACTAGTTCGCAGTCATATCTGTCATTAGAAGTCTTGAATTCATTCCAATATGTGCTAGACCGGATTCTGTCAAGATGCTGCTAAGACGCCCACCAGAAGTTCCCTGAATAATGATACTTGGCGCCAGGCCTGGTCTGCTTTCCGAACTCTACGCCTACTGCAGAAAATCCAGACTGCAAGACCTGTCGGCATATGCCATGGCAGTATACGCAGAAATAGGTCATGTAGTCATTCCATGCAAGCGACGGAATATAGCTTGCTGGCCTGTTTCCCTTCAACTTTACCGTTATTCCTTTCGTATGGAAGTACAGGTTCATATCCATTGGGTTTTCGACAAGGTCTATTATCGCGGGGAACTCGAACCGATTCTCTTTGCAGAATACTATGTTCGTCTTGTCGGACAGTCCATATTTATCCACAAGGTCTATCAGCCTGTTATCTTCCGGGTACGCGAATATGTTGAATTCCGTGCAGTCCTTGTACAGTCCGCTATACTTCATAGCGAACAGGTGTTTTTCAACTACAAGTTCCCAGTCGCCGACAAGGTATGCCGTATAGTTTACCTTTATTCGTGGAGGCTAGCCAGACATGTCAAGACTCCATCTCTACGCCGTTGCGCGCAAGCCATTCCTTGTCATTCCACGCGCGCTTGTCGTTTCCACGATCTTCGTCAAGCACTACCGCGGCGACTTCCTTGACTTTGGCGCCGTCTTTCCTGAACTGCCAGATCGAGTATGAGAGAAGGCGCTCGGCTAGGAAGCAAATCGCGCGCTTCTGGTAGCCGTCGCGTCCTGTGAGGTCTATTCGCTTCCTAAGCTCAAACAGTACCGGGAAGATGAACTCGCACCACTTCACGAACTTGTCGCGTCTGAGCACGAACATGTTGTATGGCGCCGTCATGTCGGTCTCGGTCGCAAACCACGACGCGATTCTGGAATATGCCTTATTCCCGTGCACGTCGGCTATGACGTTAAGGGCCTTCAAGAGGTCGTCATAGACGTGGTAGACGTCATACTGCTTGGCGAGCGTAAGGTTTCCTCCGAGGACTGGCTTTGCCGCTATGGCGTCCCAGTCGGCGAAATCCGCGAGGTCTTCTTTCTTGAAGAACTTGCGGTAGTGGTTGAAGCCTATGTAGTCGGGATTCCCGATTTTGTCGAAGTGTTTCCAAGCCCAGTAGACAGATGTCATCTCGCAAAGGACCGAATTCAACTCTGAGATGTTATCGCCCTGATCGTCGTACAGCAGGTTGTCAATTCCGCTGTCCTTTCCCCTAAGAGAGCTTCCGCCGTTGATAGGCGCGTAAAGCTCAGGGCTTCCAGAAAGAATCTACTTGAGCCTTTCAGAAGGCTCATAGAACACGTTAACGATAATCTTTAGGTCCATATTGTATATTATACGGTTCCAGCACCGTAAAACGACAAGAGACGCCTTGTTCAGGCGTCTCCTGCTCAATGGCTAGACCGACTTGGTCTAGTCACTTGACCTCGATGGTCTTCGGCTTGGCCGGCTCTTCTGGGGTCTGCTCCTTGAACGGGAACTCAATCTTGAGAACGCCGTCCTCAGCGGTCGCGGTGATCTTGTCGACGTCGACGAGCTTCGACACGGGGAACGAGAACTTGCAGAACTGGCTGGAGATTCCGTGGTAGACCGCGGACTCGTTCTCCTCGTCCTTCTTGTTCTCGCTGCCGCACATGACGGTCAGCACGTCGTTCGTGATTTCGACCTTGACGTCCTTTTTGGAGAAAGGCGTGTAGACCACCTCGAGGCGGTTGCCTACGACCTTGCCGTCCTTGTCCTTCACCGTCAGCAGGTTGTGCGGACGGTCGATAAGGCAGCGAAGGCCCTTGTCTTTGACCCTTGACTGCCCGAAGACGCGGTTGAACATCGCGTCCAGCTCGTCGAACATGCTTGGCATGTTCTCGAATACGCTCAGTGTGCTTATCATTTTCTTTTCCTCGTTAGTTGTTGTCAATCTAACCGTATTGCTTGCCGGACAGGAACTTCCTTGCCCGGTGAAGATTATTTACTTGTCCAGATCTGCGAGGAGCGAGTCGAGATCGGCGTCGATGTCGCCTTCCGGCTTGGCCGCGGGACCGGCCTGGTCGTCAGTCGGCTCCTTCTCGGCGCCAGGCGCGGGAAGATCGTCGGGGTCAGACTTGAGGTCGTCGAAAAGATCGTCGGAGATTTCCGGCACCTTGAGTTCGCTCTCGACCTTGAGCTCGTTCTCGCCGAGCGTGCTGGTCACGGCGTTGGTCTTCGCGACCGGCGCGGCGGAGGCTGCAGCAGGGGCCGCGTCGAACATGTTGATTTCCTCGTCCGGGATGTCGGCGTCGGGATGCGAGAAGTACTTCTTGCGGAACGCCTCGATCTCCTCGACCGTGTTCGTGACGTAGTAGGTCTCGTCGTACGGGAACGCGTCGATGAGGTCCTTGGTAATGACCGGAAGATCGTACGGCGTCGAAGTGAACATCATCTTCGTGATCTTGTTCTTCTCGACAGTGCGCTCGTTCGGCTTGCCCTGGTTGTAGATCTCAGGGACGCGGTCCATCCTGACGCAGAAGTCCACGGCGTTCTGGCCGTTGAACACGTTATAGGAAGAGCCGTCTTTCTGGAGCTTGATCTTCGCCTTGGCGATCTCGCTGTTGACGATGGTCATGAACTCCTTGTACTGATCCTTCTCGGAGAAGATAATCACGCGGAGGCGGCCGTTGTTTTTCTCGTTGTTGGGGTCGTCGACGACGTATACGGCGACGGCGGCCTGGAAACGGCGCTTGAGGTCGCGGTAGCGCTGACCGGACACCTTGTCCTTGTAGCCTGAGTTCTTGTACTGCACGAACGCCGAGTCCGCGGCCTTGCACATCGGGCAGTCCTTGTAGCGGTTGCCCTCGTACTCGACGAAGTCGGTGAGAAGACACGTGACCGAGTCGTCAACGACCCTGATGCCCTTTTCTGTCTTGCCCCAGTGCTCGTGAATCTGGCGGGCGATGAACGGGAAGTCGCGGTTGCTCTTGGTAGGCGACTTGAAGGCGAGAAGCCTGAACCTGTAGAACTCCTTGCCCTGGTTGGGCTTCATGAAGAGCGCGATATTCTGCTTCTTGGCGGTGCCGGCTGACCGGCTCTGCTTGGGTATCTCAGTGAACCACTGGCACATGTCTGTTTTCCTTGTTTTGTCTGTTTTCGTTGATTTTCGCGGCGATAATTTCGTCCGTGAAGCTTATCGGATTGACCCGCACGCTTTTGAACATCAGGAATGCATCCTGCGCATCGCATACGAGCTTCTCCCTCGCATCAAATATTATACGCAGCGTGTCCTGGTTCATCTGGTCAAGCATAGGGTAAATCCTGTCGAAATTCTTGATGGTCGCGATGAAATGCCCTGAAAGGAATCCCGTAACGAACTTCTCGGCGAGCATGTTCTTCCTGATTAGGAGCTTCAGATATTCGAGACAGCTCCCGTAGGACTCTTCCAGGCAGGCCTGAGCCAGGTTCTCCGCCGACCGGCAATATCCGTCGAAGATCTTCTTATAGCCTTCGCGGAGGCCGAGATACTCCGCGAACCTGGATATCGCGTTGACCGAGAGGATGGACTTGAAGTCTCCGTACCCGGATTCGGTCACGAACCACTTGATGTACTTGTAGAGGTCGATCTTGAACTTTGACGCGACTGAGCACAGCCCGTCGAAAAGCCGCTGGTTCTCCTGGTAGAAGGTCCTGTACGGAATCTTCTCCAGCGTGTGCCGGACTCGACAGCCTTCTTTCTGCTGCTGGAACCAGCGTACGAGCTTAGCGGCGTCTTGGCCTTTTGTCAAGTCCAGCTCTGACATACGCCTTCCTTTTCATAAGGCCGTTGAGCTGGGCCGAGTAGTAGGAGTTGAACATGAACGAGTACCGCTTCGTAATGATGCGGAACAGATCCAGGATCGTTATGTCGTAGTAGCCGAGCAGCCATTTCACGAACTCGTTGTCGTTCAGTATAGCGACAAGCAGCCTCTTGAGAATCACTTCCTTCGTCGATTCGACGAAGTCGGGGTACTTGTCTACGATGGCCTACAGTATCGCGCTGTCGTCGAACTTGGCGATGGCGCCGTCCTGCGTGTAAAACAGAGAGCCGTAGTTCTCAGAACTGGTCTCTTCTGGCGGTGTATCAGGGATGTCTGTCATTTTATCCTCCGTGTCAGATGTTGTTGATGGCCTCGCTTATGTCGCCGAGGTTGCGCTGTATCTCCTCGGCCTCGCTGTGCGGCCTTACCGAGCTCGTGTCCTCGAGCCTGAGGTTGCTTCCATCCAGCTTGAAGCTGCAGATTTTGCCGACTTGGCCTCCTAGACGGTTCTTGAGAATCCTGCAGTTGATGATTCCTTCACGCCGGTCGTCGTCCGTCTGGTAGAGGCCGGCAAGGAAATCGACCGTGTGCGCGATGCCTCTCGACTCGGAGATGTGCTCCATGTCGATGTTCTCGTTGTTCATGCCTTCAGAGTTGGCCTGCACGGCGGTCACGACAGGCACTTCGTACTTGTACGACAGCGCGCGAAGCTGTTCTGAGACGTTGAGCCCTGCCTCGTACATCGTGTCGCACTTGCTGCCCGGCAGCACGAGGTTGAGGTAGTCTATGACGATCACGTCGAACTTCTTGCCGGCGTTCTTGAGGTTTTCGAGGTAGATCTCTATGTCAGAGGTCCTGATAGACCTTGGTGGATATTCCTTGATGAAGAGCTGACTCTCTGGATGCTTCTCGTAAAACTCCCTGATTCGGAACCTGACGTCCTCGTTGTTCTCCATCAGGCGGTTGATGTTGTGTCCGGAGATGTGCGCGTCGAAGCGCATGGCGTAGACGTTCTCCGACATCTCAAGCGACACGACCACGACCGAAAGCCCGTTCTCGAGGAAGTGCGTCGCGAGGTTCGAGAGGAACAGCGACTTGCCGAGACCGGCCTGGCCCATGAATACGTAGAGAGACTTCCCTGACTTGAGGAAGCCTCCGTTGGTGTACTCGTCTACAGACTTGAGCCCGGTCGAAATCTTCGCTTCCGGGTTCATGATGAAGTCCCAGTGTCCTTTCATCTGCTCTTCGTCGAAATATGAAAGGCCGAGGTCTGCCGGCGTGAACGACATCTTCTGGAACTTCTCGAAGACCTTAAGGCACTTGTCGACGCTCTTGGTCTTCTCCATATACTCCATGTTGTCCGAGAACGTGTAGTACAGAGCGCGTTCCTTCATGTATTCGCACGCATTCGAGTTCACAGCCTCTTCAGGGAGGCTGATTTCCTTCTGCGCCGAGGATAGAAGCGTGTTGCTGACGTCCGCGTACTCTATGTCGTCCTTGTAGTTCCTGTACGCGTCTCGGCCTTCTATGTACCGCCTAGACGCTATCGCCTTCTGCAGAAGCGCCTGCAGGATTTTCGGGCTAGGCACCGCTGAGTACTTCCTGAAGTACAGGACGCTCAGGTCAAGGAGCACTCCGACGTTCTTGTTCTTCCACCACCTTATGTCGAACACGTTGGACAAGACGCTCAGATACTTCTTGTCCGTAGTGGCCTTCTTGAGGTTCATCTCCTCTATGAAATCGCTGTTGAAGT